GACACAACAAGGTTTCCGGAGAATAAATACTGACCAGCAACGTCGTCGGTATTCTGCGCTTCCTTCCATCCCGAGAAGCCAAACTGGTACTTCGGAATGTCGGAAACGTAGAGGTAGATGTACGAAGTATTCAATCCGTAGATCGGATACCCGGTCGTCAGCAAAACGGGCATGTACTGGTCAACCACAACCTGAGCGCCGTTCCAGAAGAAACTACGGAAGCCAATATGCACGTCCGAGGTTTCGTCATTGAATCGCTGCTGCGGTTGCAGTTTGTTCCAGAACGCATCCCACACTGGCTGAATCGTTACCAGCATGTCGTTCTTTTCTTGGCCGAACCATGTCGATCCGAAAGCCGTCTGCACCGCGCCTAGAGAAAAGGCCGCTGGTGCAGCGTAGTAAGCGTTGATGCCGTTGTTCGCTCCGGTCGCAATGTCAGCGCGGTTGATGCCGCCGTAGGCTGCGTAGTTCGTTCCATCGTCAATGGCTTCCGTAAAACCGTCAAGGTCGATGGGTGAATTCAGAGACACACCCGCCGATGGCGTGTCGCCACCGTCACCGTAAAGATTCACGCCAAGTAGTTTTGCCATCTTGCCCGAAGCGTTAATCATCTTCGAGGCAACAAAGCTCATGGCGGCTGCACTGCCACGGTTGAGAATCTGATCCTGCCCGTAGATCGACACGTTCACGTAGTAGCTCTTGATTTTGAACTGCAACGCTGTGTCGGTTTCTACTGCGGAAGTATCAAATGCTTGCCCGCGCTGGTACGCTCCACCTTTCAGTTCGGCGTACATAATGTTGTGCATGATCGTCCGACCACCCGTGAACCCGAACTTCCGCTTGGTCTTCAACCGAGTAAGAACAGGGCTGTTCTTGTACACGTTGTCCGTCAGGTACGGAACAATCATGTCGTTCGTTTTTCCCGTGACATCGTTCCATGTTAGCATAAGTCGTTTCCTTTGTTGAACTTAACTGTCGGCTTTCACCGTTTCCTCAAGCTCAATCGGACTCTGCTCACATGGCTTTCCGACTGACTTGTTCCCTGTCAACCTCTAGTGGCTCTGCTCCTCGGCTTCCACTCGGTCTACAGTTGCGGGTGCTTCGGGGTTCCGCTTACCCTTTACCTTCGGCCTGAAGCTGTGCTGCCGCTTCCAGCGCCTTGCCATTCAACAGAGACTCCAGATCGCCTTGGTTTTCGACGCTTCTCTCCATCATTTGTCGCAATGCACCCTTCCGCTGCTCGTCTGGCGGAATGAACTCTTCTCCGCCGCCTCCCGGCATACCGCGCATGGATGCCGCCAATTCCTGTGCCCGCTTCTCAACTCTCTCGTCCTCTTCCTTCTTTGCCTTGAAGGGGGCCAAAATCTTTTCTTTCATAGCGAACGGATCGAAGTTCTGTTCTTTCGACATCGTTTCGAACAAATCCTTCTGGCGCTCGGCTGTCCAAGGCTGTCCAGTTTCCTTTTCAAACTGGCTGGCGACTACTGCGGTCGCTGCGGAGAATCCGGCCACAAACGGAATCGTTTTGGTGTTGAAGTCCGACTCCTTGGTTTTCCACTGTTCGTTGAAGGTTTCTTCGGCCATCGCCTTAGCTTGGCTCTTGACCACGGCTTCAAACTCTGCCTTGCTCAAACCGCCGTTGGCCTTCACAATTTCAGTTACGCGCCTATCCAGTTCTGCCGGGTCCATGTCGCCTCCTGCTACCGCCGCCTTCTTCGCTTCGTCAAGTTGCTTCTCAAGTTCCATCTTCTGCTGAGTCCAGAGTTCTTCGCCTTCATCATTCACAATGCCCTTTTCTACAAGAGCGTTGTAAATGGGAACATTGCGGTCAGCCCACGCATCCAACTCAACTGCGCGTGCCTTCGCCGTTTCAAACTCCGTTTCCTTAGACTTGAACTCGTTTAACTTGCGGCTGTAGTCATCCTGCCGAAGCCAACCCTCTTTCAGTTCTGGATGTTTGTTGACTGTGGTTTCAAAGAGCTTTCGTTCATCAGCACTAAGCTGACTCAAGGTTTCTTCAAATGTCTTTACGGCCATACTCTCGTTGCTCCTTCCGTGTTTCGTCACGGCTCCGGTGCGCTACGATTAGCGGTTAATGTTTACCCCGGCATTTGGCCGGGGATCGGTGGTAATGGAGGTTGTGGCCCTGCTCCCGGTCCCCCACCCGGCCCTGCTCCCGGTTGCGGAGGCGCGTTCATGCCGGGAGACTGTGGTCCCTTCTGCTGCGCCATCGCCAGTCCAACCTTCAACGTAGCAATGGCCTTCATTGCGTAAGGCCGGAACGCCTCGTCCTGTACGCCCATGAGAATCTTTTCAACGGTGCTGGTCGCTACTTCAACCGGACTCTTATCGGCCTGCTGCTGCGCTTGCCCAATGCCAGGCCCAAATGCTGGACCGCCCGGAGGCCCCATCTGTGCTTGAGCCTGCGGAGACATCGGTGGACGTTCCATTGCTGGCATTGTTAGACCTTTTCGCCCGTCTGCATCGTTCCGGTCTTGACGTTTACGCCAATACCCTTGTGGTTGCTCGTCGCATCCGACATTGCGTTAATGTACGTTCCAACAGGCTGAAACTCACCCTTTGGAAGTTTTGGATGCTCTGAAGGAATGTGATGACCGCCACACCCAATCACGTCGCTCATCGCGCTTTTCTTATCTTTTGCCATGTGATCCTCTGTGGTGAAGGGGCAGGTTATTGCGCCTGCCCCGGTTTCCCTACTCAGCCGGGTATCCCGGCCACGGATTAACGAGCCTTTTTGCTACGGCCAGCCTTATTACGTCCCTTGTGCCGACGATCAACCATGATAAAGGCTCCTTTCTGGGTTTCGTCCCGGTTTTTTAGTCAGCAGCGATGTTTTGCGCCGGGTGGACCTGCACCACCATAACGATCTCCAGATAACCGGAGGTCCAGCAAGAGCAAAGAAATGCCGCTCGGTTTCCCGAACGGCTGTCAGTTCCATCCCGGTTGCCCGGAGTCCCTGTCCTCTGCCTCACTGTAGATAATCTTTATCCACAGTGAGGGAAGTCTGCAAGCGGAAAATACTTTGTCACTTCAATTTTTCTTTCATCTCTCGAAAAATTGCGACTATGCCCCCGTTTTCAGCGAAGTCTATGGTCACTCTTCCAACGGATTTAGCTGTTCGTGCCTTCTGTAAAGCCGCGAGAATCTTTGGGAGGTCTAGTTCCTCGAATTTGTCATGCTGCACTTCAGGAGTATTCATTTCTTTCCGCCGTGACCCCCAGGCTGTATTCCAGCAGCGGCGAGAGCTTGAGCCTGAGCCTTCATTTCCTCGGCCAACTCTGCGTCATTCTCAGCCAAGTTAATATTCCAATCCAACTGTTCGTACAGTTTCTTCCGAGAGAGGTCTTTGTTCTTGCGGAGTGCAAAGCAGATTTGGGTACGATCTTGGCGCTGGACGTTCAACAAAGTTCCCTTTGTACATTTCAGAGTGAAGCGACGGACAAAGGATTCTGAATTGATGCCGTCAGGAATCAACGTGCCGGGATTGGCGTCCATATCTTCCTTGGTCAACCCCTTTGGCCCAAGCATCTCCATGCGATGCGCGGCATGGTGAAACTGTAGAGACTCGCCAACCCACAAAGTTCCAACGGTATCTACAAAATCCTCCATGTTGCGGCCCATCAAACGAATCGGCGTGCTCTTGGAGAACGTGATTCTGTCCAACGTGTCGGCACCAGGAACCTGCTTCTTTCCCGAAGCCTGATCCATAGCCGAACCGCTACTCATTTGCTTCATCGACTTCTCAACTATTCCGTATGCGGTTAGAACATACGTCGGAACATTCGGGGGCTGCTGCCATGATGGAGGCGACGGAGCGTTCTGACTGTAAGACACCTTCAGTCCCGGCTTCGAACTGTCAATCGCTCTCAATGCCTCTGGGTGAATAGCAAGTTTTGACGCAAGCAAAGCAGGATTGACGGCCTTCTTAACGCACTGAAGCAAGCCCGCCATGATCTGATTCATAATGTCCTGCTGCGACATCCACGGCTTAACAACGCTCATCGCATACTTCTGCCACGGAACTGCGTATAGTCCAAGCAAAGCAAAGGGAAACTTACGGTGGTAGTACGGATTCGGCTCATCGTAGAGCGTGACGGAATTGGAACGGACAATCACCCTTCCGCGAGGGTAAAGCGGTTGTCCCGGTTTTACCCAATATCCCCAAGCCGCTTCCCGTGGTCCCATCCATATCACGTTGGCCGAAGAATTGATTGTCGAGTCCTTCATCCAGAACTCGCGGACCTCAGCGGTCGGATAGACACTCTCAATCGAATTCCTTTCGGAAATCCCCATCAACCGTCGCATACCCAGAGACAGCGTAGGGTAGAACTGAGGCGAGACTGTGACTGGCGATTGTGTATCGACGCTGTACTTGCCTCTCTGTTCCTCCGGCCTTACCAGCGGTCCCATCCTCGGGAACGCCCGCTTGATCCACTCCAGCGTTCTAACCTTGCGGTAGATGACGCATTCATCGTCCTGAAGGTTGTCGCCACCTTCCCCAAGCCGTAAGAACGAAGAGATTGGGCAATACTCGAAGGAGATGTCTCCATCGGAAATATCTCCGCTATAGCCCTTCGCAAACGGGTTCCAGTAAATTTTCGCCGGAGCCGAAGTCAACATCCCGAACATCGTGCAGAACGCTAGGGACCGTTCGAAGTGGGAGTTCGATGCCCAACCTTTCGCAAGACGGTTTTCAATGTCAACAACCTTGGAGTAGTCCCCAGACCCACCCGCATCCTCGACTTGAAACATCGGCTTCACGTCTGTCAGAAGCCCGATTGTCTCCCAGAACATTGCCATAAATTCGTTTGACACTGGCTTTGCCCGGTATGCAGGCATGTTCTCTCTCCACTGCATACCTCCGAGATAGTCGAGAGCAGAAGAAATTTCCTTGATCTCGGGGACTTCCTGCTGTGCGGCTACGGCTTCCTCGAAGGCGCTGTCCGTCCACGCGCCGAGTCTCGTGTAATATTCGGACAGATTTTTTCGGCTTGAGTCGCCGCTACTGTCTCGTTCGTTCGGAATAATCTCGGGAAAAGTTACGAGAGCCATGAGTTAGAGCCTATCTCTAAAACCAAGAATTTTCGAGTCCATTCTTCAAACATCGGGACACCCACACGGATAACGGCATATTCTCCGCACGCGCTCGATCTGAGGCATTGGCAAACTGATCTTCAAGGTTTACTACGACTCTCCCCACACTCATCCCTTCATATGCCTTCAAATCCTTCACTGCGGCCTCGGACAACTGCTTCGCTTCCTTGATCTCCTCTGTCAACGCATAGACCATGCCGTAGAGATGGCTTCCGTTCTTCGGACGTTCCTTCAAGATCGTGGCAAGCCGATGAAGGTCTGTCTCCCCTACAACCAGCACTTCTCCCTCAGCCATCATGCTCAGGACTCCGGCCACGGTCGCATCGGCCTTATCTCCGAATCGGCTCTGGATGGAGTTCTTGACTCTTACAGGCACGTTCACCGTGATCGGGGTATGGTGAGGTTGATTGACTGATTTCTGTTGCTCCATCTTGAACTCGATCTGAGGACGGAGATCGAGAAAATCTTGCATGTCGGCCCACTGGTGTTCTGCAACCTTCGAGCACTTCAGTATCCGGCCTTCCGCTACAATTTCGTTCGTGTCGCCCGTGGCTCTCTTGCATGACGGACACGAATATCCTGTTCTAAGTGATGGCATCTAATTTCCTCCTATCGCTGATCTCAACATCCAGTGCTTGAAAATCTCAACTAAGTACAGACACTCCGCAAGTGTCATCCCGTTGTCCAGAGACCCCGCTATCTCTTTCGATTCGAGTTCGTAGAGAACCAGAACCTTCCTCATGTCGGGAGCCAGTTTCAATGCTTTTTGAAGGCACTCTTCGGCAGTATCTTCGTTGTTACGCTTTGGCATAACTTGAAGCATCTATCCACTCCTAGTCCACATTTTGGACTGACTCACCACAGCCGAGCCAAAGCCCCGGCCTTTGCCAAACGCATCATTCCCCTCTGAAATTCAGGACCGTGAGATTTCTTTGGAGGAGTAACCCAAAGTCCAATTTGTAAGTGAACCATCTCGTGCAGCAACGTCATGTAGGACTGCTCTACATCATCCCAAAGCCGCGTGTTGATTAAGATCAAATGCTTTCCTTCGCACTTTCCGTAGGACTTCGGAATCTGGCTGCACTTCATCATTCCGTGAACGTGGCAAGCTCCGCTGGCATCGTGATTCAACTCGTAGTGCCAGTCCACAACCGTATCCTTCGGCAATATCCCGTCAAAATACTTGCGGTTGTACTCGTTGAACTTCCGCTTCAAGGCTTGGTTCATTCCTTGTTCTCACCGTTTATAGAGTCATCTTTTTTTTCGTCGGTCTTCTCAATGAGTTCAAGATATTTGGCGATGATTAGATTGTAGCTCTCGACCAACGTGACATAATCCCATCTTGGAACGACATCCACATCATTTAGGCTTATA